CCTTAACGTTCATTTAGGGAACATTTTAATTATTATATCTGCCCTATTAATCGTCTGAATCCCTTGCTGTATAAGGCTTCTATCTAAAATGACACCTTTCCCCCTCCCCCCCTTGGCCTGTATATAGGGGTACCACACTCAAATTTTTGCTGGTTTTCTTAACGAGAGTATTGATATCTCAAACTCACTCAAATTTTTCCTAGTTTTTTCAGAATTCGCTCATTAGACACTCTAAAGACATTTTCTTTTTCGATATCATCAAGTTCTGACCAGTTAACGATTTCCGAGCGTGTGCGACCACAAGAAGCACACAGCTCGATATCGTCTATAGTGACAAGTTTACATTGATAAGTACATGGACTTTCTACAGACATAAATGGTAACCAGAGTGTTTAGATAATAGAAGACCTAACCCGAATAAAAAAAGGTATTCGGTATTCGCACTCCCCTTAGTGTTGCAAGCTTTGCTTGTCATCTGCTCACTGGGAGGGATAGCTCTCGTTTATCTAGTACCATAGTTTCTCAGACTATGTCCGCTTCCACGATCCCTGATACCTTATAGACTATACTGCTGTCTGGGTAGAGAGTACCTCTGCGGTTAAACACGTTTATCCTGGTCTGTCGCTATCTACATTCCAGAGGGCTGGGTAATGGCCCCGTTAGGAATAATATACTAGCATTTTATTGATTGGTCAATTTATAAATAATGTTTGACCTAGATATCATTTAAAGATATCATTGTTTCATGAATACTTTATCTTTGTTTGATGGAATGAGTTGTGGTCAGATAGCATTAGACCAATTAGGAATTAAAGTAGATAACTATTACGCAGCAGAAATAGATAAATATGCTATAGAAATAGCTAAGAAGAATTATCCTAATACCATACATCTTGGTGATGTAACAAAAATTAAAGGTAGTGATTTACCAAAGATAGATTTATTGATTGGTGGTTCACCATGTCAGGGATTTAGCTTTGCAGGTAAACAGTTAAACTTTGACGACCCACGCTCTGCATTATTCTTTGAGTTCGTTAGGTTGTTAAAAGAATGTAAGCCTAAATACTTTCTGTTAGAGAATGTCAGAATGAAAAAAGAATACCAGGATATTATCTCAGAACATCTTGGTGTTGAACCGATTATGATTAACAGTGCATTAGTGTCAGCACAGAATCGAGTACGATTGTACTGGACAAATATACCAAATATTACTCAACCAGAGGATAAAAAGATTGTATTGAAAGATGTGTTGAAAAATGAACCAGAATATGAATTATCAGATGCAAAAATTGATAGAGTATTAAACTCACCAAGAGGCAAAGGTTATTTTTATGAACCAGATGTCCATGATAAAATTGGAACAGTTATTGCTGGTTATCATAAAGAGCCTACAGATGGTAGCTATGTTGCAACTAAACCAATACAAGTTGGTACAGCAGATGATATAAAAGGTTATGATTGCATTAAACGTGTATATTCACCTGAAGGTAAATCTCCAACTCTAACAACAATGGAAGGTGGGCATCGTCAACCTAAAGTAGTAATTTTGCAAAAGCCAAGAGGTAATAACAAAGGTGGTTATCGAGCCATAAACGGAAAAACTCCAACACTAACCTCTAATTCTTGGGAGCAAAATAACTTTGTGACAGATAAAACGTATTACAGAAAATTAACTCCACTAGAATGTGAACGATTACAAACTGTACCTGATGGGTATACAGAGGGCGTATCTAATACACAACGCTATAAGATGTTAGGTAATGGATGGACAGTAGAAGTCATAAAACATATATTAAGGGAAATGATACGTTAGCAGAATTTATATTAGCAATTAGCATAAGTGGCCTGCCAAAAGATATGCAATACATTGGACACTTTAGCAGTTGTTCGGCAGCAAATTTGTATGCAGAGTTAAATTACCCAGATGCAGTAGATGTCAGATGTTTGCATGAAAGGTTTATGGTTTTGCCTAATAACTTTAAAAAGAAAGTAATAGTCATATATGACACTTAAAGAATTTTATCGTTTAATCTGCGCTACCTTTAATGATGGGGAACCGTTGCCATACAAATACACAAGAAAAGATGGCTATTGGAAAATGACAAAAGGCTATATGCCTAACGTGGGGAATGAGATTTCTTTACATACTTACGCTAAGTTGTTAGAGATAGATCGTGAATGGCGTAATATTTTAAAAGAAAAAACGCAAGCAGTACTAGCAAAACAAAAAATGAAAACTAAATATAAAGGAGACTGATATGACTGAGAATGTAAAACCATTTTTAGTACGATTAACTACAGAAAATGTGGATCGATTAAATAAAGCAAAAGAAGATATGGAGTTGCCAAAAGCAACGATTATCAATCAAGCGATTGAGGAATATTTAACGAAAGACTTAAACTCAAGGTTAAATAAAATATTATGACACCCACAATACGATTAGAGCTGCCTTACCCGCCAAGCGTAAATAATTATTGGCGCGCCAATGGACATAGAAGATACATCAGTCCAGAAGGAGTAAAGTTTGCAAAAGAAGTAGATTTAGTTGTTAAACAAAATCAGCATAAATCGTTTGGCAATAAATTAGTTGCAATGAGCGTTATGATACATCCCAGATCGAAAAGAAAATTCGACCTAGACAATACACTCAAAGCCATACTTGATGCGCTGATGAAAGCAGGTATGTATGATGACGATTCACAAATTGAATACATTGAGATTGCCCGTGGAGAGCAAGTAGAAAGCGGAAAGGCAGTCGTACATTTGTACGAGTATGAAGCGTGATTACACGAAATTTATTGATGCAGAATCAATCCCTAACGGAACCCGATTTTGCAGTTCGTGTTATCAACATAGGAATAGTCACGGTGGTAAATACAAAATAGGTGTACATGGTAAAAGCCGCCGTTGGTTATGTAGTGAGTGTTACACAAATCGTGTAACTGTTAAAAAACTTAAATAAGGAGTATGTTATGAAACAAGTTAATCAAGTCTATATGACCAATGATTACGATATGTTCAGTTTTATTAGTGGCAACAGAGATGTAAACCTATTACACGTAGAGCGATTAAAAAAATCTATGAATGTTAAATACATCCCAGTCCCAATTATTGTTAATCAAAAACATCAAATTATCGATGGGCAACATAGATTTATAGCATTAAAGTCACTTAAAATGCCTATCTATTTTGTTGTCGAAAAAGATTTGGATTTGAAAGATGTGCAAAGATTAAACACACATAGTTCTAATTGGACAGCAGATGACTATATGAAATCATATTGCAATTTAGGATATGAAGAATATCTTAAATACCGAGAGTTCAAAAATGAATACGGTCTATGTCATAGTGATACACAGGCATTGCTTACAGGTAATAATGTAGGTGGTGGTCAAAGTAATGCATTTAATGATGGGTATTTTAAAATTACTCATTTAAAAGAAGGAACTGAAATCGCTAAAAAAATGTTAGCTATTGGTACATTTTATGATGGATATGCAAGGCAATCATTTGTTAAGTCAATGCAAATATGTTTTGATAATCCTGAGTATAATCACAATGAGTTTCTTAAGCGATTTAAGAGTCAATCATATAAGCTTATGGGTAGATCAACTTATGGTGAGATATTACCTGTAATAGAAGAAATCTATAATTACAATAGACCTCACGCATCAAGAGTTAGATTAACTTTACTATGACAAACGATCAAAACAAGACAAAGTCAAATTTTATTAAGGAGAAAACTATGGCTGAGCAATATCAAGCAAAACCTGGCACGGGAAGTGCATTTAAGAATGACAATAAAACAGAAGATTGGCATGCCGATTGGCGTGGTAAAATACTCTTACCTGATGGTACGGAACACTATTTAGATATTTATGACAACCTAAGTAAAAGTGGCGTTTCCTACCGAAGTGTTAGAATTGGTAATCCTGTGGCGAACGCCAACAGCGGTCAAAGGCCAGTACAGAATCAAGCACCAGCGCGTGCGCCTGTGGCTGAATCCATTGACGAACTTGAGGACGATTTACCCTTCTAATGATTGAGTATATTTTAATTGTAACTTTTATGGGAGACTTTGGTCCGACTGAAAAAACAGTCGGATCATTTGAGTCGTGTAAACTAGCAAGTAGTTATTATGAGCAACATTATCGTAATAAAGAAACATACAATGGATACCGATGTATTCGTGAAGATTTAATTGTTAAAAGAAAAGACTTGCATGAGTGAAACAAAAAACAAAAGCAAACCCATTCCAAGTTTATCTGGATATGGTGGAGTTCGAGCGTTACAAAAAAAGTTAGAGCGCAGTACAACTCTTGCAGCTAACAGAGAGGCTGTCGCGTACAGCCTTCTTTGTATGGCTAACACAAAAATTACAGATGTTATGGAATGGGATCATGAAGGCAATGTTCAAGTCAAAGCCAGTAAAGACATTCCTGAACACGCATTGCAAAGCATTAAGTCTATTAAGATCGATAAGGATGGTATGATAGCAATAGAATTTTGGGACAAAGTACAAACGCTAAGATTGTTAGCAAAAGCAAGTGGCTTATTGGATAATCCAGATGAATCGGATCGACCATCTGTGATTGGTATTAATGTTAAAGCACCAGAGGTAATTAATAATGACGAATCCTAAAGACACCCAAGTGGGTGGTAATCACTATGCACAAATGAAAATCCAACCCATGGAGTTTTCTATGGTAAACGGATTGAACCCCATGCAACATACGGCTATTAAGTACATTGTACGAGTAGACCGTAAGGGTAATGGTGATGAAGACATAGATAAGGCGATACACACTTTACAACTTTGGAAACAATGGAGGAAAGACCATGGAAATCAAAGCAGAGATTGAATTGTTGCGCGAGGAGTTTGCTATGGCTAATATGAATAACACACGAGTTATGAAAATCATAGATGAGCTATGGCAAGATAATCAACGTCTTCGACAATTACTCAATGCTAAGCATCCTGATATAGATGACGATGAGCAATAATGAGACCTGAAGACGAAAAGGCATACATGGTTTGTTTTTGGATTATTTTGCTATTTATTGTATTTCAATTAGTCACATAAATGGCAAATCAAAAAGAGCGTAGTAAAAAACAAATTGCTGGCCCTGGTATTGATTTAGATTTTAGTACCAGTCCTGTTGTTTATAACTTTTTACAGAGCAATAAATTTGTTCGTGGATTGATGGGGCCAGTAGGTTCAGGCAAATCTTACGCCTGTGCTGCTGAGATTATGATGCGTGCCGTTAGACAAAAACCATCCCCTGTCGATGGCATACGTTATACTCGCTTTGTTATTGTACGTAACTCTTACCCCGAACTCAAAACAACAACTATTAAAACTTGGCAAGAGTTGTTTCCTGAAAATACATTTGGTCCGATGTTATATACCCCTCCGATCACTCATCACATTCGCCTCCCATCCCGTGGTGATGCTGCGGGAATAGATTGTGAAGTGATATTTCTAGCATTGGACCAACCTAAAGACGTACGTAAGTTACTCTCGCTTGAACTAACAGGCGCATGGGTAAACGAGGCACGGGAGTTACCTAAAGCCGTGATTGATGGACTTACCCATCGTGTCGGTCGTTACCCCACACAAAAAGATGGTGGCCCCACATGGCATGGTGTTTGGATGGATACCAACCCAATGGACGATGACCATTGGTGGTTTCGTTTATCTGAAAAAGAAAAGCTCAGTGGCAAATATGGTTGGGACTTTTTTAAACAACCAGGCGGTGTGCTTGAAATTAATCCTGAAGATTTACCTGATAATCCAGAAGCAAACGATCATATCTTTTCTGGGGGGCGTTGGTGGAAGATTAATCCTAAAGCAGAGAATGTAAAAAATCTACCGTCAGGGTATTACATGCAAATGTTAGGCGGTAAAAATTTAGATTGGATACGTTGCTATGCTGAAGGCAAGTACACTTATGTTCAAGAAGGCAAACCTGTATGGCCAGAATACAATGACCAAATGATGAGTGGTGAGGTAGAATATGATCCTACACAGCCTTTACATATTGGACTTGACTTTGGTTTAACGCCAGCCGCTGCAATAGGACAAAGGTTACTTAATGGACGTTGGATTGTGTTGCATGAAATTGTTACAGAGGATATGGGATTAGAAAAATTTGGACAACAGTTATTGGCTGAAATTAATGCTAGGTTTCCTAAAGCACAAATTATGGTATGGGGCGATCCTGCGGGTATGCAACGTGATGCCATTTACGAAGTGACGGCATTTGATTATTTAAGAACGCTAGGACTACGCGCACAACCAACAGCATCAAATAAATTTCAAGTTAGGCGTGAAGGAGCCGCAGCTCCGATGCAACGACTAATTGCGGGTAAGCCAGGATTAATAATTGATACGAGTTGTAAGCGTTTACGCAAGTCATTAGCGGGGGGTTATCATTTTAAACGTATTGCAGTAGGTGCGGGACATGAGCGATTTAAAGATAGTCCAAACAAAAACGAACACTCACACATTGGTGACGCATTTGGCTATCTTATGTTAGGCGGGGGAGAACATAAACGTATGACAAAATCACCATTACAATCAAGCACACTGATTGCACAAACAGTAGCGAACGCGGACTTTGATGTTTTCAATTGATCCAAACTTTTTAAAAAACGAAATGCCTCATGTTCCAGGCGGTTATTATTTGCCATTTAATATTAGCCATCTTGATAACTTTCAAGGAATAATAAACTATGACTCTAAAGCAATATCGCTTGAAGATAGAAAACACTATATTAACTTTCAGTCTCAAAGCGGTCCTTGCATTACTGCGTTTGTTTATAATATTCCTGTCGCTGTTTTTGGTTGTGTCTTACTTTGGCGTGGGGTTGGCGAGGCGTGGTCTTTATTCGCTGAAGAAGCAAGAAGATATCCCATTGCCATGACAAAAGGAGCAAAATCTTTTTTTGATAGCTGTCAGATATCATTTAACTTGCATCGATTACAAATTACTGTTAAAACATCAGATAAGCGTGCTGTTGGCTGGGCAAAGACTTTAGGTTTTGAGTCTGAAGGAATTATGTTGAAATACAGCGCAGATCAAGAAGATACTTTTATGATGAGGAGAAAATAGATGGGTGGAATTATGGGCGGTGGTAAGCCTGATACTTCTGCTGCTGAAGAATCATTACGTTTACAACGTGAACAAACAGCACTTGCAGAAAAAAAAGCGTTAGAAGAAAGACGTTCTTATGAAGAGCAGTCTGCATCAAGACGTAAAGCAGCACAGCGTGGTGGCAAAAGAATGTTGTTATCTGAATCAAGATTAACGCCAGAAATAGGCATTGAAGAAGAAACTTTAGGGGGATAGCATGGCTGCACTTGATTTTGGTATGGCAAAAGCACGCGGGTTATTGCCTCCGATTGCTGAGTTTGAAGCAGAGATTGTTAAGCGCGCTGGTGGCAAAAACATATTTAAATCAGAAGACTGGTGGAGTAATCAATACAATACTCTGATTAAAGAAGGCATGCCTGGTAAAGAGAAAACAAGAACAGAATATTTAACACGTGGACCATTTAACGAAGAAAGGTATATGCCAAAACCTTTTGGCATTATGCAACAATACCCACAGGGTACAGTATTTACAGGGGGTTATGGTACTCCTAGTAAACCTGTGACAAGACAAGTTGGCACGGGCGAGTTTGAACGAAGAAATATGAGTCAAGCTGAACTCGATAAGACTGTTGCACAATCAAAACGCCAAACCGAAAGAATTAAGTCTGAAGGAGCTAAAGAGCGTGCATCCAGAAAAAGGCTTACAAGAGGGACAGGAGGGTTGCTTGCTAAAGCACCTATTCCAGGCACAGAAGGTATGGCTACAGGATTACCTGTATTGGGTGAAGGCGGTCTTGGTATCGGTTTAACAATGTTAGGACAAAGGCAGAAACTATAATGGATAAAATGAAAAACAAAGTGAAGAAAGTTATGCAAGAGTATAAAGCTGGAAAGCTTAAATCAGGATCAGGGGCAAAAGTTACTAAGCGCAAGCAGGCAGTAGCTATTGCTATGTCAGAATCAGGACAAAAGAAAAAAGGATACTAATGGCTAAACCAGGATTGTATGCAAATATAAATGCAAGAAAAAAGAAAGGGATTAGTAGACCAAAATCAGAATCTACTATTTCTGATAAAGCGTATAAGAATATGCTAAAAGGTTTTCCTAAAAAGAAAAAATAAATGGAATTATACAAAGGCGCATATCCAACTCGAGATATTGAGGAAGTTAGGCTAATTGAAGGTCAGGCTTTCTCAATAGGACATACACATGATTTTGCAAGTCCATTAGCTAATGGGGCTAGTATTGATATTGCGGTTGCATTTCCACAAGGAATAAATCCTATATTTAGTATTAAAGGATTGTCTGATGGTGATGCAGTAGGTTATCTGTATGAAGGTGCTAGTGTAACAGGCGGTACAGCAATGACTATTATTAATAAAAATAGATCTAGCACGATTACGAGTAAAGGCGTAGCAGTGCTTAACCCAACAGTAACCTCTTTAGGCACACCTATATTACAAGAAATATTATTAGGTGGTACTGGAAAAAAAGGTGGTGGCGATGATACAGGAAATGGAAATATTGTACTGAAAGGATTGACATCTTATTTATTTAGATTAACTAATCAAGATCAGAATAATAACCCGCATGCTACTGAGATTATATTAAACTGGACTGAATAATGGTCGCTAAAAAATATCAAAATCCAAAAGGAGGCTTAAATGAAGCTGGGAGAAAATATTTCAAAAGGACAGAAGGATCGAACCTTAAAGCTCCCCAAAAGTCTGGCACTGATAGTAGGCGTGTATCTTTTGCTGCTCGTTTTTCTGGGATGGCTGGGCCGTTAAAAGATGAGAAGGGTAGACCAACACGATTAAAAAAAGCATTACAAGCGTGGGGTTTTGGTAGTAAAGAAGCAGCACGTAATTTTGCAAACAAAAACAAAAAGGCATAACTATGGAAATGATGAGACTGAGCGCTGAAGATGTTTTAAAAAGACATGATAAGGCAATGACAAAGAAAGAAGATTTCCGCAATCTTTATGAAGAAGCCTATGAGTTTGCTCTACCTCAGCGTAATCTATATGACGGACATTATGAAGGCAAGGTTGGTGGGCAGAAGAAAATGAGTCGCGTGTTTGATTCAACTGCTATTAACTCTGCTCAACGATTTGCTAACAGAATGCAATCAGGCATTTTCCCTCCACAACGTAAATGGTGCAGATTAGAACCAGGCTCTGATATTCCAGCTGATCGAAAAGCAGCTGCTCAAGCTGCACTAGATTTGTATAATGAAAAATTATTTGACACATTAAAACAATCTAACTTTGATATTGCTATTGGTGAATTCTTACTTGATCTTTGTGTAGGTACTGCTGTCATGTTAGTACAACCAGGTGATGATGTTAATCCAGTAAACTTTATTCCTGTGCCACAATATCTTGTATCTTTTGAAGAAGGGGCTGACGGACAAGTAGATAATGTATATAGACGTATGCGAATCAAGGGCGAGTCTATTCAGCGTCAATGGCCTGATGCAAAGATTCCAAAAGAATTATTAGACAAGATTGAACAAAAACCTACAGATGATGTAGAACTTATTGAAGCAACTGTCTTTGACCAAAAACGTGGGGATTATTGTTACCATGTCATACACAAAGAATCTAAACAAGAATTATTATATAAACGTATGGATCATAGTCCTTGGATTGTTTCTCGTTATGCTAAAGTAGCAGGAGAAATATATGGGCGTGGACCACTCATCACCGCATTACCAGACATTAAAACATTAAATAAAGTTAAAGAGTTAATATTAAAAAATGCTTCTTTATCTATTTCTGGGGTATATACAGCAGCAGATGATGGCGTTCTAAATCCTAATACTGTTAAAATTATGCCAGGTGCAATTATTCCTGTAGCACGTAATGGTGGTCCACAAGGTGAATCATTAAGACCGTTACCGCGTGCGGGAGACTTCAATGTATCTCAGTTAATTATTAATGATATTGTAGCTAACATTAAACGTATTTTATTGGATGAATCATTACCACCTGACAACATGTCAGCACGTAGTGCAACAGAAGTTGTAGAGCGTATGAAAGAATTATCACAAAATTTAGGCTCTGCTTTTGGTCGTTTAATTAATGAAACAATGATTCCTATTGTTACCCAAATATTACAAGTAATGGATGAGCGCGGTATTATTTCTTTGCCACTCAAAGTAAATGGATTAGAAATTAAAATTAGTCCAGTCGCTCCATTAGCAATGGCACAAAATATGGAAGATGTACAAAACATATTACAGTTTGCACAAATTGCACAAGCAGCTGGTCCACAGGGACAAACCATGATTAAAGTAGATGAAATGCTAACTCACATTGCAAACAAACTAAATGTACCGCAGAGTATATTAACGACCGCAGAAGAACGTGAAATTTTACAACAACAAGCAGTTCAAGCTGCACAGCAAATGGCACAAGCAGCTCCTGAAACTGTGCCAGCTATGGCTCAAGCTGCATTACAAGGATAGATTATGGCTGGATGGGATGACTTAGAACAAGCATTACCGCTTGACACTCGAGATGTACAGCAGCAAAGAGATGACACAGATCGCTTAGTATTAAGAGTTATGGGCGATGAAGACGGACAAAAACTAATGCAATGGTTACGCCAGTCTGTATTAGAGCAACCTGTAGCCTTGCCAGGAAGCGACTCAAGTTATGCTTACTATCGTGAAGGACAGAATAGTATACTAAGAGATTTAGAAGCAAGGTTAATTAGAGCAAGGAAATTATAATGAGCGAAGAAACAATCGAGCCTAGCGCTCAAGAGGAAACTCAAGAGTCGACTGGCCTACTCGATGGAGCAACAACAGAAGTTGAGGAAGCCAGCTCAGAAGATACACAAAAAGTAGAAATAGATCATCGGGATCCTGCTGAAGTCAAAGCACAAGAAGAAGATGACGAGCCATTAGAAAGACCAGATTGGTGGCCCGAAAACTTTTGGAAGGCAGAAGAAGCAGAACCTGACTTAGAAGCAATTGCAAAATCTTGGACTGATTTAAGAAAACAAATCTCACAAGGAAAACATAAAGCTCCAGCAGATGGCAAATATGACGCTTCTGCTTTTGGCAACACTCCTGAAGATGATCCAGTTAGACAACATGTAATGAACTGGGCATCTGAGAATCAAATTAGTCAAGCAGCTTTAGACCAGCTTGTTGGTCAAGTTGTCGAAATGAATCAAAATCAAGCAGAAAACTATAGTATTAATTTAGAGCAAGAGCGCAAGGCTTTAGGGCCAAATGCTGACGCACGTATTAATGGTATGGTTAAATGGGCATCTGGTTTAGTAAATAAAGGTGTTTGGTCAAAAGATGACTTTGAAGAATTTAAAGTTATGGGCGGTACTGCACGCGGTATTGCTGCACTAGAAAAACTTAGAGCATCTTACGAAGGACGTGTACCTGTTGAATCTGCACCTGTTGAGGGTGCGCCTTCTAAAGAAGAACTATATGCTATGGTCGGTGATGAACGATATCAAACTGATCCAGCATACCGAAAACAAGTTGAAAGAGCATTTGCTCAAAACTTTAGTCAGTAAATATATCTAAAAATCTATTGCACACTGCCTTATCCTATGTTAAAACTTGGGATAAGGCATATTGCATCTATTCTGTTTGCAACCCTTAACGCAAGTAATCTTGTCGAATGGCTATCGTAAATAGCAAGCACAGGCCCAGTTCTCTGGCATACCAAAGCGATTAATTTAATTTATTTATTAATTTCTTAAGGAGAAAAAACATGGCTATCGGTTTATCCCCAGCTTTTGTTACCCTCTTTGATGCCGAAGTTAAACAGGCGTACCAAGCTAAGTCACAATTAGTTGGTGCTACACGCATGAGACGAGGCGTTGAAGGTTCTACTGTGAAATTCCCTAAAGTGGGTAAAGGTGTGGCTACATTACGTGTACCACAAACTGACGTTACTCCATTAAATGTGGATTTTTCACAAGTAACAGCAACACTAGAAGATTGGAATGCTGCAGAGTATTCTGACATCTTCATGCAACAAAAAGTTAATTTTGATGAAAGACAAGAGTTAGTTCAAGTTTTAGCGAACGCTATTGGTCGCCGTCAAGATCAACTTATTATTGATGCACTAACAGCATCATCAACATCATTAACAGTTTCTAATGACATTGGTGGTACTGACACAAACTTAAACGTAGCTAAACTACGTGAAGCTAAAAAATTGTTAGACAAAGGTAACGTTCCTCCATCGGATCGTCACATGGTTATTCATGCTAACTCTTTAGCTTCTTTACTTTCAGAAACCTCTGTAACATCATCTGACTTCAATACAGTTAAAGCTCTTGTATCTGGCGAAGTTGACACCTTCTTAGGTTTCAAATTCCATGTACTTGGCGACCGTACTGAAGGTGGTCTTGCTGTTGATGGTTCTTTAGATAGAACTGTTTGGGCATTCCATAAACAGGCGCTTGGTTATGCTGAAGGTCTTGGTCCTAAGACAGAGATCAACTATGTACCAGAAAAAACTTCTTACTTAGTAAACAGTTTACTTTCTGCTGCAGCAGTTGCAATCGATGCCGAAGGTATTGTTCAACTCACATGTCGTGAATCTTAAGATAAGGAGATATAGTAATGGCTTATGATAAAGATGGTTTAGCGGCTGCGGGTGGTCAATCCAAAGCTGGTGATGCTCCACAAATGTGGACATACAAATCTGCTGATGCAGTAGCAACAGTAAATACTGCTGGTTACTTTAATGATGCTTCAACATTGTTAAAAGTAGGCGACATGATTTACTTATGGGATACAGCAACCCCAGCAGCGCACATGGTAGTAGTATTATCAAATGCGTCTGGTGTCGTTGACGTATCAGACGGTACAGCTATTTCAGTAGCTGATGCTGACTAAGTAGTAGTAATAAATGCGAATGACGGGGGAGCGATCCTCCGTCTATTTGCACATTTGGAGATAATAAATGGCAACAGGTGATACCGACATAAAAATATGTTCTGATGCGCTCTTAATGTTAGGGGCAAGTCCAATCTCGTCTTTTACAGAAGGAACAGACGAATCTAATATTTGTGATCGACTTTATCCTGATGTTAAAATTAAAACATTAGCGAGTTATCCATGGACTTTTTCATTTAAAAAAGTGCAGTTAGCAAGATTAATTACGACTCCAACAAATGAATACAAGTATGAGTATCAAATGCCATCAGACATGATTGGCAGGCCACGTGCTTTATATGATACAAGTAGCACTTATGCAGTTCCTAGAAGGGAATACACAATTCAAGGACAGAAAATATTAACTAACTATGAATTAGTTTATGTTGATTATCAATACAATGTACCTGAATATGCGTTACCTCATTTTTTTGTTCAACTATTAAAATATCAAATGGCATGGCATTTAGCTAGTCCAATTACCGACCAAACAGAAAAATCTCAATATTGGCAACAAGTAGCTGAAGGTACACCAGGAGAAAACGGTCGAGGTGGTTACATGAGACAAGCAATGAACATTGATGGGCAAGGAGAGCCAACTAACGCAATACAAGATTTCTCGTTAATTGATGTGAGATATTAATGGCTAGATTTGTTAGCATACAAACTAACTTTACTACAGGTGAATTAGATCCGCTTGCTAGAGCAAGGGTTGATTTAAAGGCTTATGAAAATGCACTTGAAAAAGCTAAGAACGTTATATGTCAACCACAAGGCGGTGTAACAAGAAGGCCTGGTACTAAATTTATTAATGAACTTGGTGGCACCCCAGCAGATGGCGTGCGTTTAATTTCATTTGAGTTTTCAACAGATGACAGCTATATGCTTGCATTCACTACAAACAGAATGTATGTATATAAAAACAAAGCGCTTATTACTAACATTAATGCTTCTGGCAATGATTATTTAGATACAACAGGGTTTGGTTTAACTGGCACACACATGGACCATCTTGTATGGACACAATCTGCTGATACATTAATTATAGTGCATGAGGATCAAAGACCAATAAAAATTGTTCGTGGCGCATCAGATAGCTCTTGGACAATATCAAACATTACGTTTGACTCTGTGCCACAATACGCATTTACTATAGCTACAAGCAATCCAGCTGCTACACTTACACCAAGTGATGTATCTGGCAAAATTACATTAACAGCATCTACTGGCGTATTTACTAGTGGTCATGTTGGACAATATATTAATGCTAGTCCGCAAGGACGAGCTAAGATTGTAAAGTTTATTAGCTCAACTGTTGTTAATGCAGTTGCAGAATTTCCATTCTTTGATACATCAGCTATTGCAAGTGGTGATTGGGAATTAGAAACAGGATATGAGGATGTATGGTCGGCTACAAAAGGATGGCCTAGAACAGTTACATTTCATCAAGGACGTTTATTCTTTGGTGGATCACAATCTAGACCGTCTACTATATGGGGTTCTAAAGTAGGACTATTTTTTGATTTTGAAGCCGTGGAAGGATTAGATGATGACGCTGTTGAAGCTACTCTTGATACTAATACTTTTAATGCTATCGTTGATATTATTAGTGGTCGTGATTTGCAAGTGTTTACTACGGGAGGTGAGTTCTATGTTCCGCAAGAAGGATTAACCCCAATTACTCCAACAGACTTTTTCTTATCTACTACATCACGTAATGGATGTAAAGAAGGAGTGCGAGTCAAGCCGCTAGAATCGGGAATATTGTTTGTACAAAGACAAGGAAAGGCTTTATCTGAGATTGCTTATTCAGATACACAATTAACCTATATTACTTCTAAGATTTCATTGCTGTCAGGACATTTGCTTAAAAATCCAACACGCATGGATATACGCCGTGCTGTAGCTACAGATGAAAACGATTTACTATTAATCATAAATGAATCAGATGGAACCATAGTTGCATTTTCTTTATTGCGTTTGCAAAATGTTATTGCCCCTTCAGAATTTACTACCGTAGGTAGTTTTATTGATGTTGGTGTAGACCTTACAGATATTTATACCATTGTAAAAAGAGATGATAATGGTACTGATAAATATTATGTAGAAGTTTTTGACAATACATATTTAACAGATTCAGGTGTAAAAGGCACAACAGCGTTAAGCTTAGATATGTCTCATGTTGATGGTGCAACAGTTAATGTTATATCAGATGGGTATGTAGAATTAAATCAAGTTGCAGACAGTGCGGTAACATTTGTTAATCCACCTGCAACATCATCAGAAGTAGGATTACCAATTAGTGTTGAAGTAAAAACAATGCCTGTTGATTTAAAAATACAAACAGGTACACGTATTGGGTTTAAGAAACGTATTGTTGAGGTTAATGCCTTGCTTTATGAAACACAAAATTTAGTTATCAATGGGAATCCGTTACCCATTCGATCATTAGGTGCTGACGCACTAGATGATCCTGTACCAGAGTTTACTGGGACAAAGACTTTACATGGTATATTAGGTTATAATAATGAAGGACAAATTACGGTAACACAGAACGCGCCGTTGAAGTTTACATTATTAGGGTTAGAATATAAATTGTCAGTACATCAAGGAACGTAATTATGGGAGCAGCAGTCGCACCAGCAGCAGGAACCGCATTTGGATCAAGTGCAGTTGCCTCTATGGCAGCAGCCCCTGTATTTACCGCAGCAGCAGCAGCTCCAATAGCAAGCGCTATTGCTACGCCAGCAATATTTACTACCCCAGCAGCTCTTGGTGGAGGTTTGGCTAGTAGTGGTGGATTAATGGGTGGGCTTACATCTGCGTTTAGTGCTATTCAACCATACATGTCATTGATTAGTGCTGGAACATCAGTTTTACAAGGATATCAAGCATATCAATCTGGACAAGCTCAGTCTGCTATGTACAGAATGCAAGCGTTAGAATTAAAAGCTAAAAATGAAAAATTAAAATTAGATGCAACAAGGCAAAGTAATCTTGCGTATCGAAAATATTTAGAGGCACAAGGAGGCGCTATGGCTTATGGGTATTCTGGTGGCGTTTCTGGATTGTCTGGTTCAGCGTTGCTTGCACAAACTGTAGGGGGTAAACGTTTAGGTACAGATATCTATGATATTCAATACAACAATATGGTTGGACAAACATTTGGTGATGCACAAGCTAGTATGTTAAGCACAGCAGCAGAGTCAGCGTCAACTGGATCATATTATGATTTAATGATTGGTGCTGGTAAGGGCATTTATGCTTATGAACAAACAAGGGTACCGAAATAATGGCACTACCTATTTACGAATCTGGAAATATTAAATTAACTGATGCGCCTTCGTTGCAATATGTAGATATTCAGGAACAGCAAAAAACAAATCAGCGTATTGGGCAATTCTTACAATTTGCATCAGAAGTGACTGGATCTCTTGCAACCGATTATGCACAAGAACAGGCAATTAAATATACTATTTCTAATCCAATCACTAAAGACAGAATTGACGCATCAATAGCTTCTGGGACGGATCCGCTACAAGGCATATTAACAGGTGGCATGGATTATAATGCTGCTTTAAAAAAAGCAACAGCGCAACAAACAGCTGGTGTATTAGAAAATGAATTGCATGCACATTTTAGTGATGTTATTGCTAGAGTTGATCGCAATGAGCTAACTAATCGTGAAGAAATATTAAACGAATTACAAGCTCCCATACAAGGGCAAATTAAATTCTTTAGTCAAATCGATCCAGAGATTGCTTCTGCTTATGGCAACCAAGCAACTAATATTGCAACTAACAAATATCAAACAGCATTAGCATTACTCAATAAAAAAGCAGAAGAAAGGTCTATAGTTGAATCTGAACAATATGGAATTAATGCGTCAAAAGATTTTGATGAATTTTTAAGAAATAATCCTGGAGTTAGTGCTGCTGCAATTAAAGAATATATAAATGCTTCAGAAACTGTGGCAATGCAAAACTCATATAAGTTTAGTACCAAACCTAATGAGTTGTTAGAATTGCACAAAAATCGTTTAAAAATAGTTAAAAACAATTATTTGTCAGAGCAAATTGCTAAGGAGTTTCAGGGCAAAGATATATTAGAGGTTGTTGATGGTTTAAGAAATAACAAATCTATTTATAGTAAACATTATAAAGAGATGGATCCTGTTGAACAAATTGATTTTGAGACCTTATTAAAAACAGATCTTAATTTGTATAAAGCTGATAATGCAGCTC